AGAACCTCTGCTAGTTGCCTTCGGTAGGTGCCGCTTCGGTAGGGCGGTCAGGTTCACCATCAACCAAACTGAGATCAACAATCTTTTTGCAAAAATCGTCATAGACGGCTGGCACAACGATCTTATTTTGTTTGCAAGCCTCGTAAGCGAGGTATGCCAAATCGTCAAAGCCGGGGCCGGCTGCAAGATCACCAATCTTTTGTTTTGTTTTGCGTTCCCAAAGCACCCAGCAATAAAGCGTGGTGCGTACCGTAAATGGGCCTTCGCCTAAATCGAGCTGTATTTCCAGTTGCATTGTCGGTGCTCAATACAATCAGGAAGTTGCGCGAACGTAGGTGCCGCCGGCGAACGTCAAATCGATGGTTTGTAGTTCTCCGAGCGACCCGTTGATTGGCGTGATGCTTTCCAAATACATCCCGGTAAACGTGTATTCGGGGTTGGAAACCGTCGGCGTGGTGCTCGAGGTGGCGTACACGACAACGCTGGTGGTCGTGCCGACAAGTGCAGCCAAGTTTTCTTCAACTTCCGAGGTGCCGTAGGCAAGCATGAGCGTTGCGGTCACTTCGTGGTTGCCGAGGCCGGCGGTGTATTTGCGTGCGCCGTCAGCGAACGATGTTGCTTCGAGTGATTCGAAGTTGATTGTGACGGTCGCTGAGGTGCATTGGTCGCTGTAATCGACCGAGTTGATGAGCAAAGCCGGTTGGCTGAGCACGGTGGTGGTTGCCATTTTCTTAGTTTCTCCTTGTTGAGAGTCGCACGTTGATGTCGTATGACGGGATGAGTTGGTCGCCTACCTGTGTGGTTGACGGGGTGAAATCTACAACTGCAAGCGTTTTGAGTTGGTGAATAGTGTCAAAAGTGGTTAGCAAATAGTCGGCTGCGTCTTGGTTGCCTGGCGGTGCTGCAAGTATGCGTAACCTGATGGTTACATCAACGATGTTTTCGTTGAACGCGTTGCCGACGGGTAGTTCGACGAACACCGACATGGGGCGAGCGTTGCGCGGGTCTGTGACAACCACCAGCCCAGCATTGCTGAGAGCAGTAGTAACGCTGCTGTAAGCGGCGGCAAGAATACCAGTAGCAGCCATTTCAACCGATCTGTGGCCTTCCTACACCGAGCAGCTGTTTGATGCGTGACATCGTGCCGAACGGTACAGCTCCACCCATCTGATCAAACGACGCGAACGAGTCAACCGAGCCACGTTCCCTGTAAAGCGTTGCCGCATACATGACGGTGCCAAGTTTCACCGCGCTTTCAGGTACAGCATCCGAGTCATCGTGGTAGCCGGCTTCGTGCCTTATCCGATAGCAGTAGGTGTTGGCCGCACTCACACAGGTTGCGATGAATGCGGTGTCGTTAGCGGTTGCAGCTGCGATGCCGAGCCATTCGGTTACATCTGCCGACGTAATCCAGGTGGCTTCAGGTTCCCACCGGATCTCTCCGGTATCTACACCGTAAGCAAGATCGCTGCCGGCGTTTGGAAAGATGAGTTGTTGTGGGCGTGGTACGTCGTAATCAAAAACGAGTGTGCCGTCTGCGTCAACACGTATGAGTTCGTAGTCAACTAGTGACCATACGGTTTGCATGTTGCCGTCGAGGCCTCGGGTTGAGCCAACAATGTTGACTGGTGACCCGAGAGGGATGCTTGCGATTGGTTCGAGGGATTGCACCACGCCATAACCATCAACGCGTGATGATTGGATGATTTGGAAGGTGGTCATGGCGTGGTGTGTTCCCTAATGAAGAATCAGACGAAGGCTGCCTTGACGTAGCGGTTGGCATCAAGCATGAGCGTTGAGAAGTAGCCGAGCCATGAGATGTCCGTGCCACGGATCTGAGCATTCTGTACTCGCAAGAATCCCTTTTGCTGTTCAAAGATTTCGAAGCCGACAGTATCGCCGAGAATCATGGTGCCGTTGCCGGTGTTCGCAAAGTTCGTGTCAACAACAACCTGAAGGCCAAATGCAACAAAGTTGCTGGTGCCTGGTGTCGTGGTGCCGAATGCGTTCATTGGGCCAACTTGCGGGAAGAGTGGCCGACCTGAGCCATCCTCAAGTTTGCCGAGTGCCTCCCAGTTTGCTGCTGAAACAAACAAGTGGGTTGGGAGGTGGCCGCCGTTGCCGGCGTTCTCAAGGATGTATGCGGCGTTGGCGTACAACCATGAAAGCCATTCGGTTGGGTCTGCGATGCTTGCAGCGGTGAAGTTGCCGGTGGTGGTTGCGCCTGCGACAAGTGCGTCAGCTGCAACGTTGTCGGTAGTCTGTGCGTAGACCTTGCCCATGTCCTCGAGAACGAGATTGATGATGCTTGGGTCTGACCAGTCGCTGATCTGCTCTGACAAAGTGACGTAACCGCCGTAGGAGGCCTTCGTAACTTGATTTTCTTGCACTTGGAACTCGCCGGCCTGAAGCGTCGCAAGTTCGGATGACTGTGCAGCCATGCTGGTGTGAGTGGAAACGGAAGGCCTGATAAAAACCTTTCCTCCGGCTGCCGGCATGGCCTTTGCGCCGAAGGCGTCAACAACTGGGCGAATGCCGAGGTAGTCGTTGTAGACAGGGCCGACAATTGGCTCAGGAAGCACGCCGTCGTTGTTGGTCGTGGTTACATCTGGTGCAGCCGCACGAATGTTTTCGTTCATTGTGTGCCAACGGTGGCCGCCTTCCATTGCTGCTGCGATCCATTCGGATGCTGATGGCAACTTGAATGACTTCGGCTGAGCGAAGACCGTTGGGGTTGGGGTCGGCTCGGCTGCTGCTTCCACGACCTCAGGGGTGATTTCTGACATAGGTTCTTCCTCCTCGGAAGTGGTTTCGGGGTTTTCGGTGCTCTCCTCATCCTCAGCGGATGCGGCGATCTGTGTGATTTTTGCGGCAGCGAACGCCGGCTCAAATACGACTGAAAGTTCTTTCCAGTTGGCTGCTTTTACAATGGTTGTGCGGCCGTCTTGTTCTACGTCGGTGGCCTCAATGCCGATGCTCACCGAGTCGTAGGCACCCATCTTCAACAGCTCAACGAGGTCATCGCCAGCTCGGGTGCGTGCGATTTCGGCGGTAAACAGCATTCCTTCGGGGGTGTCTTCGCGTGCTGTGACCATGCCCACCGGCTGTGCCGAAGCGTCATGCTCAAGCAACAGCCGAGGAGCAGGGCCATCCGTGGGTAGCGAACCGGCCTCAAGTCGTACGGTTTGACCTGTGCTGACGTTTGCGTCAACGCCGTACGGTGCGGCAATGCCGGAAATGGTGCGAGGCTGGTCGCCGGCAGCTGCGTCAAGGGTGACTGACTGGGCGGTGAATCTAATCATTGGCGGGTTCTCCGATCGGGCCTTCAACTGGGATGTCGTGCATGATGTCTGCGCCTTGTAGGTAACGCTCAACATCAAACTCAACGTGTCGGCCTTTTGGTGTCACATTGTCTAGCGACAACGTTTCTTGTATGCAGTTAATGAACGGTGAAGCACCGAACATGATCAGGTCTGTGCGTGCTTGTTGGCTGTTCTGGTAGGTCATTCCGCCGACGCTGAGCCCTACTAGCCATGCCGGCACCTGGCATACACGTGACAGCTCGAGGGCGGCGTGCTGCCGGCCTTCCATCAGCTGCAACGTTGCGGGGTTCGATTTAAACTCGACCCACTCAACATGCTGGTTGAGGGCGCCGATTGCACGTGTGGAACGTGCTTCTGCCCATGCGCCAGCGAGTTCTGATAGTTCGTCGCCGGCCATTGGCTCGCCGTCTTTTTGCTGTAAGTATCCGGCTGCGATTTCGGTCGAGGCGAAACGCTTAGCAGCCTCGTCAAGGCGATGTGCAATGTCAATTGCTCGGCCGCCTGTCCACAGGATGCCGTCAAGTGGTGATAGGAACTGCACAACGTTCGCAGAGTCAATTTCTACGCCGTTGAACTGTATGTCGGTTGATGGCCCGAACCATTCAGGGCCGGACTGGTCAAGGGTGGTTACTTGGTCGGCTGGTAGCCACATAAACGAGGCAGGGAAGCCGGTGCTGTAACGGCTGGTGACATACCAAAATGCTCGGCCGATGAGCATGAGATCTTTGACGGTCGCCGACATGATGAAGTTGCGGGTCACGTTTGGATCGGGCCGAGTGAACCATGACTCGCCAGGCACATAGATCCGTTCGTATTCCTCGGAACCTGAATCCCAAGCCAACGTGTACTGCTTCAAATCGAGGCCGGCAATTGTTGAGGTGATGAGACCGACTGCACGGTTCACGGTTGGTATTGACAGAGCGCGCTCAGTTCCAGCACCGACTGAGTATGAACTGAACGCGCCAGGCCTACCCGCGCCACCTGCAGCGGCTTTTACTTCAGACACACCGAAGGCCGGTGCTGGCTTAGTGCGAAATAGACCCACGCGCGCAAGTTTTCCACATGGGCTGTGGATATGTCAATAACACCTGTGTAATTTATCGAACTTTGCCAAAGTTGTGTAGTGCTGCAATGTTGTCGCTACCTAAGGCCGCGATGATTACCGGCATGTAAATATGCGTAAGTTTGCCATCCTTCCAAAATTGCAAAAGTGACGGGTGATACATCGCCGCTTCGCTATTCCATAATTTGCCAAACCATTTGCCCCTTGAGGTCGGCAGAATCGCAATGCCGTATGCGTGTTCTAGCCATCGGTCTACCCAGGGCGCAGTATTGCTGAAGGGTGGATTCATAAACACGCGACCTTGCCATTCTTGCGCTAGCCCGTCGTCTGCTTGCGTGAAGTAGCGATCGCATGGCACGTTTGTCGCGTGTGGCGGTGATGCTACGTCTAAATCAAAGTGCAGGCCGAGCGTGTCAAATATCCATTTCGGCGTGTAATAGTCATCGCTCGTTGTTTCTGCTTGTTCTTCGGTGAACAGTCGTGGCTGAATCATCGTGCGCTGCCGATCATTGGTTTGCGTACGTTGCCTTGTGGTTTGGCGGCCATGCCGGCGGCCACGACCATGCATCGGCATTGCTCGATCGGGCCGGGCGACTTCTGTGAGGACAAAGTGATCGTGGCTCCGACTCGGCCTGACACGGCGCGTTGTACCTGTTCGGCTAACGCCATCTGCCCGGAGTGCAACAGTTTCCGCTCTAGAATCATGTTGCGCACAACAGATGTGTAAGTGGTTATCTCTCGTTGTCCCCAGTCGGACATACGTCTAGACATGTCCAGCGGGCAAAGCGCAGCAAGGCCGGGCGATAATAAGAGCTGCACATTCGGGTGCTCCATGACCACTCGGGCTGCTTCCCACATAGCCTCGGCCGACTCAACGACGAACTCGGTTTTGACCTGCAGCGTTCCATCGGGTCTCGGTGCGACACGAACTCCACAGTATCGCAGATCAGTTACATCGGCATCAATGGCAAGCACACCACCAGCCGGCATTGCATCATCGGTTTCGAGTTGTGACCATAGGCCGGCCGGTAGCCATGAAGCAGCGGCGGAAATCCACACGTTGCAATGCGCACGATAGAACGCTTGTTTGTTTGGTGTTTCGGACATTCTGCGCAGACGTTCAGCTGTGATGGTTGTCCCCATTGCCGGGTTTGCCCATTTCCACGTATCAGGGTTGTCAAGCGGTGCGCCAGGTGGAGGCGACCACTCCGCAAAATACAAACCCGACCGGGTGCCGTTATCAATCGCATGAATCGCCTGCTCGCGAAGCTGCAACATGACTTTCGATGACTCGTCGCCGGCCGTGCTCCACATTGACATGAGCGGGTTAGGGCGTGCGGTCATTGTCGGCCGGTACGCATCAAAAATCACTTCGGGGCCGATACTCCAAATCTCATCAAGGCAAACAAGATCAGCTGAGGCACCGTGCGCGTTTTGAGGTGTCGCAGCTGTGACATGCCAGCGTGAGCCGTTCGGCAACTCAACAAAGTTACGGCCATACGACCAGTTGATCTTTGCGTTGTACTTCGCCTCAAGCACCGGTGCAAACTCTTTAAACAAAGCAAACGCTCGGTCAAGTTTATGTGCAGCGGAGATCACAACTTGAGGCCGACCAAAGTATTCGGTGAGATCGGTGAGCCAAGCACAGATCAGACCGCCCATGCACCAGCTCTTGCCGTTCTGCCGGCCAACTGACACCAAAGACTCGCTGAACTCAAGTTGGCCTGAGCCATCATGCGATAACTGGCCGTCAAGCACGATGCGTTGCCAATCCATTAGTTCGTAATCAAGATGTTTTGCAACCCAATCGGTAACAAAACCGCCCAATGTCTCGTACCCCAATGCCGGCGTGACCAGTCTCGGCTCAATCCGACCGAATACAGCTGCATCTGCCTCGATCAGATCTGATTCGTTTAGATCTGTCACATTCGTTTGGGATACGGGAAAGAG